CTGCTATGCGTGTGGGTCAAAAACAGAAGAAGATTGATATTAACATTCCCAAATTAGACGATTTTATCCACAAGGCGTATGTAAATGTAGCGCGAAAGGTTTACAAGAATGTATATTTATTTGAAGTCAATTCCATGCCATTACAAGTTCAAAGACATAATCGCGAATTGGAGACTATAGTCCAAGAGTGTATTTTAAACGCAGTCAGAGAAAGCATACCAATTGAGAGCATTTTGAGGGCATATATGGACGAAACGGTTGAGGAGGATGTTATCGAAGAGATTAAAGAACAATTAGTCGAGAAGAGTGCACCGATTAATGCACAAGGTGAGTCTGAGTTTATTTCGGAAGTTAAGGAAACGAAGGTTGAGAAGGTCGACACTAATGAGGTTCACAAATTGGAATCTAGCGAATCATCTTCATCGCAAACACTCAAATTCAATGATATGGATTCTATGTTAGATGATAATAATAAGGAACAAATGGTTAATGCACCAAAGACAATTGAGCGTTTGGAGGAAATTAGTACATTAAGGAACATTCAGCGAAAGATGGATGAAGAAGAGGATGATGACAAGTTACAAATATCTGATCAGGATATTGAATTGGGTAATTTAGACGTTCATGTTATTGGACAACCAGGGGTCCAATTAGAACCCGATTTACTGTTAGATGATATTGAAGTGTTGACGTAAAGTGCATAATTGCGTTAATATTGAAATAAGAAACTAAAAATATATTGTAAAATGGATAATATATTTGTAGTCGCGGGAATCATAGCAGTCATATTTTTTATTGTAAAATTTTTGGAGATGCGATTTGTTGAGAAGGAAAGTAAACCATTAAAGTTCCTTATACGAGACACATTGGTTGTTTATGTTAGTGTAGTTGCTGGTAACTTTATATTTGAACAAGTAACACCAGCGCTTGAGCAAACTGTTGCGGCAACAAGTGCGCCAATTGCTTTTACTGATAATCCTCCCTTTTAATTCATCTTGTTTGAGTAAATAACTAACAAATTTTAGTTAGTTATTTATTATATTTATTCCTTTGTTTCTACTTGCTTTTCAGTTTCTACTTGCTTTTCAGTTTCTACTTGCTTTTCAGTTTCTACCTTTGTTTCTACCTTCTTAACTTCCTCTGGTTTTGGATCATCATTAGGTTCAGGGTTTTTCTTTTTCTTTGGATTCCTTGGGTCCTTAAAATCTTCTTCTTCATGTTCTTCTTCATCTGACTTATTATCATCTGGATTCAATTTGGATTTTATAAACTTCATTAATTTCTTAGATGTGCTTATTAAAATCAAATATATCCAGTAAAAATTAAGAACAGTAAACGCTAATATAAAGACCAGTATACCTCTATTCAAATAATGATAAATATCATCTCTGGGAGATAATAGAGAAGTGTAAAAGTCTGGATTAAATAGTATTTCACTAAAAACTTTATTAAACCGTGTATAGATAAAAAGTGGTATAAAAAACACATAATTTAATACACTAATTTTCTCCAATACAGTTTTTAGTAAAGTAGGTCCAGACTTGGAAGTAAAAATTAAATATTTTTTAATCAGGACATTAAAATTAAGAAAAAATGTACTAGACTCAGTGAGTACAAGAATTAACAGCATATTTGGAAAATTTTCAATTCCATAATTATTTATTTTTCCCCATAGTGTGAAAAAAATACAAAATGCATGATGCAATATAAATTGCATATTTTCAATTGCACCATTATAAATGTGTATACATGTATCAATAGTTAAATAAATTAACATAATAATTGGCATCATTTTTAACATAAAAGATGCTGATCCTTTTTTTACTAAATAAAAAGTTAAAACAGACATCGATGAATTTATTAAAGACATTGCGCTTGAAATTGTAGATAGACTTACTAAATCAGTAAACATTTTATAATTTATTAAATAAAATATAAAATTTATTGTGTTTTTACTAATAATGTTTTTCTAATAATTGTATTTAGTCTAATTTACTAAAATACTTCGAGTTTCTAATATTTGCGCCTTTAATTTTTCAATTAATAATAATTCGGGATCGGAATCTGTGTTATTTTTAAATATTTTATGCAGTATTTTAATTCCTTTCTTTATCATTAAACCTGCCCAATATAAGTTTAAGAAATATAATACATATATCAATAAAATAATAAGTCTATTTATATAGTGAAACTTATCACTATTAAATAGTTTAACATATATTTCAGAGTTAAACATAACTACATGACCAAATTTATAAAATCGATAATAAACAAAGGTAGTAAAAAACAACAGTTCATTAATTGGATTTATACATTTTACAATATTTGTAAGCGTTGTTTTATCCATCATTTGATCCTTATTTTCTTCAACAAATTTTAAATATTGTATAATCCATTTCCGAATATTTAAAAATATTGTACTCGTTTCAAATTGCAATGATGAGTGTAATAAACTAGGAACATTTTCCATACCAAATTTAGATACTATACCCCAGCAAATGAATGTAATTGATAACATGTGATGTAAAATGTATTCTTTAGTTTCATTAAATCCAATATACAGGTTTAAACATGTGTCTATTAATAAATATGGTGCAAAAGCGTACGCTGCGTATACAAACCATTTGTTATCTTTTGTTTTACCGTATTTGTACATAAATATAGTACAAAATATGGCAGAAATAAATGATAAAATATTTGAAATCAACATACTTTTAATATCAAGTAAACGATCTAACATTTACTAAATAAAAATATTTAATAAGATTTATTTTTACTTAATTATATAAATCCTAAATAATTATCTACCAGACCATACTTTAACAATTGAACTATGTATTTGTTTATTTTTAAAATCTCTTATATAATCATCATAATTGTAATTAAATGCTCTATATTGATTAAAAATTTCACCGTATAAAGATTTAATATCTTTTAAGGTGCCATATTCAATTGTAAACAATACTCCTAAAATTCGTTCCATAGCACATCGATCTGTTCTACATTTTACGGCATTTACCAGATTGCTTAGATTATATTTACGTTCTAAATTCATCAAAAAATCATGTTTTATAAAACACATACCTCCAAAACATAGTTCAAAATTTCTCTTCTGTGTTAGTCCCAATATATTAAAACTGTCACCTTTCAGTTTGAGTTTAATAGATGAATTATTGGACAAAAAAGATGATATACGTAATATATTATCAATGTTTTCTTTGTCGTAAGAGTGATGCCAAAAATACATCACTGGCGCTGACAATTTTTCAAATGGAATCCGTTTGTGAAAGAAAACACTGTCATGAATGATGATCGCTTTATCAAACCACTTATTTCGAGCGTAGTAAACAAATGGCAGCAATTCACCTCTGCCAGGATACTCTGATTGTATAATTTCAACATTTTTATAGTCAAATTCCGCTTTTACAAAACTCTGGTTGCTATTATCATCAATTACGACAATTTTTCTAAAAGGATATAATGACCTGATGAGTTTTACAGAATGATTCCAATATTCATTTGTTTTTTCCGAATTAACATGTCTTGTTAGTATAAAACCAAAACTCATTTTATTTTATATATACAAATAAAATAATTTACAGCAATAACATAAGAACTAGACGTATTGTTTATTGAATATATGATGGTAGATCATCAATATTTATAATTTGTTCGCCTTTTGCCAAACTTGTTTTTTGGACGGCAAATTTGCTAAACTCTGGACGCTCTAATTGGGCGACTGGAGTATGATTATGAACGCAGCGAGCAATCATTTTATACAATTTGAAGTCAGGATAACGCTCTACACCGTTGTTCTTGTAGAGCACATTGATTCCATTATCATCAACACACCAGTCTACAATCAACTTAACAATGGGTTCACATTCATTTAAGTTTTTGATATCATCAATATCGTCGACAACATAGTCAAAAATAGAGCACGCTAGACGACATAAATCAAAACTGAAATTGGGTTCCAAACGCGGTTTCTTTTCATTGAAGTAGGGTTCGGTATTGTATTGTGTTGCCGCGTCACCATTTAGTTGAAAACTGTCACTACAGAAGACCTTTCCGCCTAATTTATAAATAGCGCGTCCAAAGTCGATGATTTTAAAAATCTTGCCAAAAGTGGGGACTTTATAATACTTTTTCTTATAACAGTAATACAAAAATTTCCTGTTAGTAGGAACATACATAATATTGTTTGTATGGAGATCATTGTGAGTAAATGAAAATACCTTTTGATAAGTAATTAGTATCATAATAACTTGCATTAACGCTGAAAACCATTCGTCATGTGTTAGTTCATTGTTCATAATTAACTCGTCAAATGTGCTTTCACAATTTTCCATACAAATAACTTGAACGGGAAATTTGGGGAATGTTAACCATAACGTTTCTTCTTCGATATCAGAATAATCACTGTCATTGTTAGTATCACTATTACTGTCACTAATTTTGTCTAATACACTTTGATCATCACTATTGTTACCAGATCGTTTTTCATCTAAGTCTAATTCCTTTTTGCTGTCTAGATCAGATCCAGATCCAGATCCAGATCCAGGTTTTAGCAACTCATCATCACTATTCTCATTATCATTTGTATGAGATGTCCTTGATGAACATGTTGACCCAGATTTAAGAGTTTCTGATCTTTTTTGTTCATTGATATTAAATTCATTAGAATTCATGATGTCAACCAACTCGACATTCATATTTTTAACATCGGCAAGCGTAATATGTTCACTTGACTGACTGAATTCATTCAAATCATTGTTAGAAAAGATATTCTCAAAAATAGTCTCGTCAATTGATTTAGCAGATAATATTGATTTTTGAGAACCATTCATAATATTAAGTGGTTTCAATGGTTTCATATCATCATTACTTAATAAGTGACTATAGTCGTCAATATTGAACAATACATTTTGTTGTTTATTAAAAAATTCCGATTTAATTAAATACTCTAAATCATCAATAACATTTACTTTGTAACTGTTCTTAATTGCTAAGAATGATCCATAATAATCAACCCCATGAATAAATCTATGATGATTTAGTAATTGACTAGTAAGAAAACAGAAAAATCCATCAATATAGGATGAGTTGTTAGTATCTTCTATTTTAGGATGCACCTTAATACTCTTATCAAAGGATGGTAAATTAAATAGTTGATGATCAGTGTGGTTATATTTACCAACCATATATTTAAATGGATCTAACAATGGCGCCATTTTAAAAAACACCTTTTGACTAGTTGTGAAATCCTCAATATCAGAAATGTTCTTCAGTTTACATGTGAATATGTTATCAGATAGTTCGTGTTCTTTCTCTTTCTCTTTTTCTTTAATGTCTGATATTGACCACAAATGATTCAAATTAATTGAATTATAATTTGTGCTATTTAAAGAAAAGAACCGATCATAGATGGGAATATAATTCTGTACACTTGACAGACTAATTCTTTTGTTAGTTTGAAACTTTGTAAAGAGGTTTATATTCTTCCTCTTTTGATAATTAACACTAAACATCTCAGTTGAGGTAGTTGTCATTAGCTATTTAAAATATAAATATTAATAATATTTAACTCATTTTTTCCCTAAACCTCAACCTTTGAAAAGGTTGATCCAAACAATCCAAATTAGAAACACAAACAATCCAAATTAGAAAGTTTGACACAACCTTTTCAAAGGTTGTTAGTTGCGTTAAATAGAAAAAAACTTTTATAGGTATATTAATATAATGAATTTAGAACTAAAGCGTTTTGACATGAAGAGCATTAGTTTCAAACCCAATGAGTCGAAAGGTCCTGTTGTTGTTTTAATTGGGCGTCGTGACACAGGTAAGTCATTTTTGGTCAGGGATCTCCTTTATTATCAACAAAGTATTCCAATTGGTACTGTTATTTCCGGGACAGAAGAAGGTAACGGTTTCTACGGGTCATTAGTCCCTAAATTGTTCATTCATAATGAATACAATACTGCCATCATTGAAAACATTTTGAAGCGCCAGCGTCAGGTTTTGAAGCAGATTAAGAAGGAAATGGAGCAATTTAAACGCAGCACAATTGATCCCCGTACATTCGTGATTTTAGATGATTGCTTGTACGACAACACGTGGGCGAAGGATAAGATGATGCGACTGTTGTTTATGAACGGGAGACATTGGAAGGTGATGTTAATCATCACAATGCAATATCCGTTGGGCATACCACCAACGCTGAGAACTAATATTGATTACGTTTTTATTTTAAGAGAACCGTATATCGCCAATAGAAAGAGAATTTACGAGAATTACGCAGGCATGTTCCCTACATTGGAGTCATTTTGTCAAGTGATGGATCAATGTACTGAAAATTATGAATGCTTGGTGATAAATAACAACGCCAAATCCAACAAATTACAGGACCAAGTGTTCTGGTACAAAGCAGACG